AGATCAAGATCATCCACCAAGTGAATAGTATGGCAAATTATAAAGATAAATTACCAGGAGGTCTAGCAGACGATAAAAAACCAACTGATTTTTCAAAGGAGGCTTTAGCTAAAGGCATGAAAGTAGAATTGGAGCACACTAGCGACCCATCTCTTGCTAGAGAAATAGCAATGGATCATTTAACTGAGGATCCTCAATACTATGATAAATTAGAATCTATAGAAGGCAAGCGAATAAAGCATCATATAGATTTACCCAAGGACATTCTAGTGATCCAAGATGTATTCAAAAAGAATGGATATAAGTTATACTTAGTAGGAGGAGCAGTGCGTGATGCACTCTCTGGTGCAACTCCAAAAGATTATGATTTAGCTACTGATGCTCTACCCGATGAAGTAAATAGAATGCTTAGTCCAATCTACAAAATGCTACCCGTAGGTGAAGCATTTGGTATCTGGCTTGCAGTTACTCCAACTGGAGAATATGAGATAGCTACTTTCAGAGAAGACATAGGCATGGGTAGAAGACCTGATGAAGTTAAGTTTACAACAATTGAAAATGATGTAAACCGCAGAGATCTTACAATCAACGCCTTGTTCTATGACATTGACAAAGAAGAAATAGTTGACTTAGTAGGTGGAGTAGAAGATTTAAAAAACGGAATAGTTAGATCAGTTGGTGATCCAACTCAAAGATTTAATGAAGATCGTCTTAGAATACTAAGGGCCATTAGATTTGCTGGAATAACAGGGTCTGAACTTGATCCAGCTATGCGTGATTCCTTGACAAAAGATGCTTCACTTAGAGGCGTATCAAACGAAAGAATCAAAGATGAATTTTTAAAGGGTATTTTAAAAGCCTCTTCAGTTGTTTATTTTATGACTATGCTGGATAAGTACAATCTTTTTAATTGGATTTTTCCCAAGCTAAATATTAATGCGGATTATATAGAAGAAAAAGATTATATTGTAACTCTTGCAACTCTATTAAAAGAAAATGATTCTATTGAACTGGAGAGAATATTAAATCAACAAACCTACACTAATAAAGAGGTTGCAAGTATTCTTTTTTTACTAAGTTTGATCTATTTAAATCAAGACAATGCATATGAAATTAAAAAGAAGCAATCTAATGCTGGTATCACTAATGATCAAATTATTAGTTTTGCTAGACATAATGATTTAGACACTTCCTTAATTCAAAAATTTATACAATATCAACCTAGTATAAAGGCTCGAGATGTAATGGACAAATACAACATAACACCCGGTCCAGAAGTTGGCAAATATATAAAACAAATGGAGACTGACGCGTTCAAAAACCTAGTTTTTAATGAATCATATCAATTTAAATACATAAAAAATTTTACAAACTATGCTTAATAAAAGACACATAGAAATGTTTGAAAACTTTAATCTAAACAGCGATGGGTATACTGAAGTAATTAACAAAGAAGTTTGGAGAAGAGTAAGCATATATAATGCACCTGAAAAAACTAGCCAATTAGAGGACGCAATTGAAAGCGATTCTGAAATTGAACTAAATCAAGTAGCAATCAAATTTGATTTAGATATACAATACAAGAGAAGCGGAATTGAAGGCATAACATTGATTCTGAAACAGGTTGATTTAAATGGATCTATCCTAGACTATGAAGGTAATATCATAGATGAATTCGATATAGTAGATACTGATATGTACTATGAAAAATACGAGGTTGAAATGGGAACTTTTCCATTGTATATCGAAGACGTAGAAATCAATATGAATAATACATTTGATTCCTCTAAATGGAAATATGTCATAAAAATAGGAAACTTTAATTAAGTATGATTTTAAATGTAAGAAATAACAGTTTTGTATTTCTTTTTCCTGAAAATTTCTTCACAGAATCAATTAAGGAAAAATACAAGTCATATTATCAAAGTCTAATATTGCCATATGATACTATTAATGATTTTATGTCATCTACAGTTCAGCAAATAGATTTTCCTAGCTGGGCAATGCAACCTGCTCAACAAACAAGGCCTCTTGGTAAAATGCAGGAATACAAAAATTCCAAGCCTTTAAAAGAATTATTTACGCGAGAAATAACACTAACTATGAAGATCACTGATGCGTACTTAAACTATTTTATATTTTTGGAAAATTCTTTGGAGTTTCTTGATTTTTCAAATAAAGAACAAACTTTAAAACCAATTAAATTATTAATGTTAAATAATGAAGGTTATTCAGTTTCTTCAATAACTTTTAATAATCCAATCCTGATGTCTCAATCTGGAATTAAACTATCATACAGTTCAGTTACACCACAGTTAAATACCTTTGAAGTTAAATTCAAGTACTTTGATTTTAAACTCGATGTTGACTTTGGTTAAGATCACGCTGTTTATAAATGCTATATGCTTTGTATAAAACCGCTAGGTGAAAGGAGCACATTGTAACTATTGCCACTATTTCAGCGTATAATATGCTAAACGGTAATATTAATAGAGAGCCTAAATATATCCAAAAGAAAAATTTAAACCTATTAGCTTTAAATAAAGAAATGCCACATGCTATAAAAAATAAAATAGCAAATGTATTATGTATCATTCCGTATTTCTCAACTGAAAAAGCAGTTAGTAAAACCAGTAGAGCTGATGAAAGCCTCCAACCTTTTACAGTTATCAAATGATGACTAGAAGCGGCATTTACTAAAATAAAAAAGGGTTGTATTGGAGTGTTCCAATAATTAGAAATTGAAGACTCATATCCAACTAAAAAAAGACATATAAATGGAAATATCGCAGTAAAAACTACAATGCATAATCTCAAATAGTAGTCATTTTTAGTGATATTATCATTCAACATTAATTCATATCAGTATATTTATTAAATAGTTTGAGAATCTCTGAAATCTGTCCAATTAAACATAGGATTAGAAACAAATTCTGTCTTAAGTTTAGTATAAATTTGCTCTCTAATATTTCCATCTAGGTCATCTATGCTTAAAAATCTTTTTTCTTTGATCAAAAATGATTTTTCATCTTGGTCTCTAGTTGCTTTGTCTTTATAAAGAGCCAATATAAAATGAATTACATTAGCTGCATCATAGTTCTTTTTTACATCAACTATTCTCCAGTAGTTTGCATCAATGCCCTTTATTGTGTGTTCCTTTAATAATGCCATTATAATTCTTTTATTTTATTTATTTCATTAAAAGCACATATCTCAAATAAAAATACAGCTCGTTGAAATTAAATCTAAGATTTTAAACTTTTAATTATTTCACTAATGTCGAACATCTTGGTTTGATCAGCAATGGGGCATTCGTGTAGAACTCCTGAAAAGCTATAATTAAATAGATAACTATCTGGTAATTTAAATTCTTCGTCTCCTAATTGAGCCTTGATATTTGTATGAATATCATAGCCAAATACGGTTGGATCGGTTCCTATCCATAATACAGTTGAAGGTTTATTCATTGCAGCTGCCGCATGTTGTAAAGAACTGTCAATCAGGAGTCGTATACTTGAGTGTTGAATTAATCCAAATAACTCCATATTACTAAGTGGAGCATATATTGCCTCAACGCTCGAATGATTTATAACTTGTGATTCATTTCTACATACTTGAATAATATGATGAGATTGTCCAAAGGTATCTATAATTGATTGATACAAATAGTGTGGCATGTCTCTAGTCCACGCATATGAAAAAGGCTGATCATTAATAGGACCTCCATTGGTGTGTAATAATAAAACAGGTTTACCTCTTAGCCATTTACTCTGATTAAATTGTGCCTGGTTAAAATTAAATTTAATTTCTGGCAATTCTCCAGAATAATTTAAATCGTACAATTTACACCAGTTTTCAATCAAGGAAAGTTCTTTTTTAAGATGATCATTAGTAAAATAAGGTTCATGCTTAAAAATCAAAAAATCTTTGCTTTTTATGTAGTCTTGATAAAAGTATGGAGTGTTACCTATTCTATATACTCGATGTACGTACTCTAGATTTACAAATACTTCTGGATAGGAACAAACTACAATTAAATCCCTATCTGGATGATTGTTTTTAATTGCCTTGGCAACTGCTGTTGCGGCAATATGTTTACCTAGTCCTCCTTCAATGTGAAAGATTGAGTGTGTTTTTTTAACCATAGTTAATTAATTTTTTTAGGACTTAGGTCCTTATTGATATTATATTAAATTAACTAAAATGGTTTTAATATTACCAAGGTGTTCCTTCTAGAAATTCAGGATTCTGTTTATTTAGTATTCTTTCCTCTAGTTGAGCTTGATAGTCTGCCTCAATTGTGCTAATTTCAACTGCGCCTAGATCAGCCTGAACCCAAGCTATTGCGTCTTCCTCAGTTAGGTTTTCAAAAGGTATAAAATCAGGATCATTGACATCACCAGTCAAAGTTATTGAACCTACCAATCTGTCAATTTCGCCTTCTAGCTCAAAGTTCATAATATAAGTAACATATGTCACTAGACCCGTATCTGGGATTCTTTTTAATTGTGCTATTTTCCAAGTTGTTGTCATGATATTTGTTTGTTTTTATTTATTTATTAGTATATCTTAGTTAAGGTAAAATACTGAGATTGGATAGAGTTACCAGCGCCACCCCATTCCGCAGTTATGTCCAATGTATTAATTAAGGTTGTATCAAAATTAGTACTTTCTATATTGTTAAATTCAAATCCTTCTAGAGTTCCGCTTGAAGATTTTTGAACCATGAAACTAGACATAGATGTTATGGATGCAATAGTTGCAGCTCCAATTGTTCTAATAGTAAAGTTAACTCTTAGGTCAAATGCTTCATTTGTTGCATTTGGTAAAGTTTGAACCCCACTATTTGCTAAATCGAAAGTAGTTACACCGTTATCTGCCTTTACTCTTATTCTTATTGTTTCGCTGCCACCTGCAGTAGAAATACGACCACCCATAACTAGTGAAAAACTATCTCCAGCAGCGAAACCTTCAGCCGGTACTGATAGATCACCTTGCCCGGCTCCTATTAAGCTAGTTTCAGTAGCCCCACTAGTAATTGCAGTGCCATCAGCAGTTTGGGCATAAAATCCAGTATTAAATCTTTCAGAAAGTCTAACTTCCCCATTAGATTCTCTAACTAAAGCTCTTCCACTATTTGATTTGCTTGGCTGGTCCATTATATACAAGCTATTTACAAAAGTAGCATCTGAATCAATTGCGCATATGTTTGATCCTATGATATGCGAATTTGTATACGAACACGTATCATTATTAGCACCTCCTAAAATAGAAGAATTACTGGAGGCTGATTGTATTATATTACCCGTTCCTCCACCAATTACTGATTCAACTGAATTAATAGTATTACTTCTTCCTCCTAAAATAGATGATGAGTCACTTTGAATAACATTGCTGACTCCTCCACTAATTGTGGACCCTGGGGCATTACTTATACTATTAAGATTTCCTCCTCCGATAGTGGAACACAAGCTGCCAAATAATTGATTACAGAAACCTCCACCAATCACTGAATAAGACGATCCTATTAGATTTCCAAATCCTCCTGAAATTACCTGATGTGTTCCTTTACTACTAGCAGTGTTTTGCACTCCACCTCCTATAAATGAATTTGTTGCACTGACAACATTATTTGTTCCTCCGCTAATGTTTGAGAAGCCTGCATTAATACAATTTTTAACTCCTCCTCCAATAGCTGAATAATCAGATCCTACTAGTAAAACGTTAAGGCATCCTCCTGAAATAGTAGAATAAGTAGATTCAATGCAATTAGTTAGACCTCCTCCAATGGCTGAATAATCTGAACCTAATATGAGTTGGTTCCCAGATCCTCCTGAAGCTATTGAATCATTACTGCTTACCGAATTATTTTGTCCAATTGCAACTGAATTGGCTCCAGAAACAACATTTGCAGTAGGCGTTGATGGATTTTCATCATATAATTCAAGCGCAATACCTCCACCAGCTGGTTGAAATGATACGTTACCTAGTCCATCAGTTGTTAGTACTTCCCCTGCTGCGCCATCAGAATCCGGTAGTATATATGCATCATTAACGGTAACGCCGCTAGCATCTATTGTTATTCCATACGATGTTCCTGTGTCGTCCCATGATAAATCTATTCCATCACTATTCAATTCAATTCTATATAGATAGTTTAAATTATCACTATTAGATATAAATATAGTGGGACCTGGATTACCAAATAGACTACCGTTAGTATCTAAACCAATATAAGTATCCCCTAGATTGTTTTGCGACCCCGTAAAAGAAAGTAAGCCAGTTCCTCCAAATGGAGAAGGGTCAAATACTCCAGATACAATTTGTTTACCTATTGGAGAAGTTGGATCAAATATGGAAAAGCCTACTCCGGGTATTATATTGCCTCCAAATTCAAAAGTTTCAGTTTGATTGATATATGCATCTAGTCCAGATGAAAAAGAAACCTTACTAGTAAAAGACACATCCTGTTCTCTAGTAAAATTTGGATCTGAGGTTACTAAATTTAGAGCATCTCCATATGCTATTTCATTGGTCGTGACTGAAAATGATACGTCTTGAAAGGTAACCTGTCCCAATCCGTCTGTGACCAAAGCCTGTCCAGCGGTACCATCGGTTGTTGGTAAGGTAAAAGCTCCATTACCAAGAGTTAATTCATCTAAGGATAGATTTAGATATTTTCTAGTTATTTTAACCGGCATTTGTATTCTTGACTTATTTAGTTTATTTATCTAGAATAAAAAGCTGATTCTTTAAAGGCTTTAATAATCCTTTAAATCATAACGGCTTTAACATCTCCAGCTGGATTAGAGATACTAAACGTAATATCAACGGTTGAAGAAGTTGCATTAGATATAACCACACCATATTGGTCTGCATAGCCGTCAGAGACACTGAACACATTGCCTGTAGTAACATCCCACAGTTGTACTATTATATCAGATGTTCCAAGGCTATGTGTGATTGTATTTGCAGAACCTACCGCGCCAGGAGTAAACGTAACAACAGCCTTGTTACTACTTACTGATCCACCGGCTGAAACTATTACTATCTTAACATTTGCCACATCTTGGGTCAAGGTGATATCTACAGTATTAAGAGTGTAATTATCCAAATGTCCATCTATTCTATCACCCGTGTCTTCGTCTATTAGGTCAACAACAATTCCATCAGCAACTAAGGCGTGTGTTATTGTTTTGGTTACGTTTGCAGTAAATCCAGTTGTTTCTACATAAGCTGTATTTGATCCTCCTCCGCCACCGCTGCCGCTAGTCAAACTAAAAATATCTCCATTCTCATCTGTAAAATATAAGTCTTGAGTAGTTGGTGTTGATGTAGTCGCCAGTAGAGGATCTCCAATCCAAACTATTCCTGTTCCACTGGCAGGGGTGTCGGGTATTCCTGGACTTCCAACTTGCTGAATAATAGTTAACCCGTATGAAGGACCTCCTTGGGTAAGGCTAACCCAGCCTCTTCCATCTAGGTATCCAATAAAATCTTCTCCAAATTCAGGTCTTTGATTTTGAACTCCAGTGTATATTATTTCACCAGCTATACCAATAGTTGGCCAATTGTTAAAATCAGTATGTCTGTATCGCTTGGCTTCTGCGACTTCTACAAGAAATGAGTTTCCTTCAGCTCTACCTTGAGAATCAATGTTAAATGTGGTTACGCCATTTAGTTGAACATTTAATTCATTAGCCACATTAACATATTTAGCATTTAAAGTGGTTAATCCCTGAATTGCATTGGTTTTTTCGTTGTACGAAATGTTATTTAAATATTCAAGTACGGCTGAAGAAAGATCTGTAAAATTAAGATTAGAAACGTCAATAATTGAACCAAGACTAGAGTTAGTTAGTTTTCTTACATTCGAAAGTTTGGAATATATAGCCATTTATTAATTCTACTATTTTGTTTATTTATTCTAGAAAAAACATAACTAATCATTACCCCAAAGTGTTTATTAACTCTGTCTTATCGTCAATTGTTGATTCTTGTGAAAAATTACCATTAAATACAATGCAGTTTTTTAAATCGGCATTAATTATCTTATTTTTATCACTGTAGATAGATGAAGATTTTATTTCATTCAAATAGCCTCCGTATTTACAATTTGATATTTTTGAATATTTTATATCGTTATTTGAATGTAAAACTGAATCAATGATATTTGAATTTCTAATATGACACTGTTCAAATAAACAATCTTTAGCATCTGCCTCTACTCTGCAATTGAAAAAATCAATTCCACTCAATGAGAATCCTTTTTTTATACTTGCATCTTTAACCTGTACCCGTTTTCTTACGGTGTCATAATTAATAATAGCCTTTTGCATTTCACAGCAAGATATTAACTCAAATAACTTATTTCTTAATAGTTGATAATTAGACTCAATTAAAAAAGAATGATTTTTTAAATCCACATGTAATTTTATATCTGGATAATTATATCTAAATGTATCATAATCTTTTGTAGTATCTATGATACGCTGATATCTTTCCAATAATCTTTCTATTTTTCTTCTTTCATCTATTCCAAATGAAAAATTATTCTTTAGAGTTTCATATAGATGCCTAGACGTATAATTTATTAAGTCAATTACCTCTTTCTTTTTTCTTTGATAACCTTTTCCTCCAGCATAGCTAATTTCAAGATATCCATCTTTTAGATTTGAAAAGTTTGTTCCAAAATTAGATGACTCTGGAAAATTATATTCAATAGAATTAGACTTCTCCAATAGGGACCCAGTCAATCTGCTTGAATACATTTGTTTTGGATAAATGAAAATAGCTTTACTTTGGTGAATTTTTTGTTTTTCAGAAGAAACATTTGGCCACCATTTAAATATTTGATTTTCATTTAGGTTTAGAATATACTTAAACTTATTAAGTCCCTCTAGCCTATATTTTAGATTTAGATCACTTTCATTTAGAGAAACCTTTATTCCCATATTGGTTTTTCCATTTGTAAATCCCATTTCATTGATAAAATTCATACATTTCAACATTGTATGAACCCCAGTATGATATGGCATTAAATCAGTGTCTATGCTATTCATTCTATGCCCGCCCTCAAAATCAGGCGAAACAAAGATAGCTTCATCTACAAACCTAATTTTCTTTTTGTTATCAACAGGGATAACATTCTTACCTAGGTACTTAGATAATTTACTAGCTATTTTTTCTCTAGAAAGAGGAGAAAAGAACTGAAAGGAAAAACCTATATTAGTATTGTCATAAAGAAATTTGTCTTCTATATTATTGTACACGAGTGATACTTTTTTATTATTTATTCAAACTCGTGAAAGACTTTTTGATACTACGCTATCTTTATTGATACTTCGTCTTTGTGTATCCATACCTCTTCACCACTCATGAACTTTTCTTCGTCCTCACTATTCCAGAGATATGTTTTAGTAGGATATTTAGCAAGTTGATATGTACCCTGTTCATATCTCCATGCTAGATCAAATGTTTTTACAATGGGTGAAAATCCAAGAACCTTATGTTTCTGTGTATAATCAATGATTTTAACTTTCATAAATCTAAAACTTTTATATATTATACTATATAAAAATTAAAGATAAATAAAAAAAAACACGTTTCAATGGCAAACACTGTTTCTAATTGGAAAATATTTAAGTCTTTAGATTACTCTATACAACTTATTTTAAAACAAACAATTGATTATCTTTCAGGTAAATTTAATCAAAGCCTTCAAGTTTTCACCGCAGCTAGTCCATTTGGACAAATCATATTAGTGCTTGAAAACCTAAGCCAAATGATCTTTTATTATATAGAAGATTCAATTACTGAATTAAGTATAATAGATGCAACTAGGGTTTCATCTGTTTATTCAATTGCAACAATAGCTGGCCATAATCCAAGTAGAGCAATTGCTGCCTCGGGAGAAGTTGGTCTAAGATCAACATCAGCGGCTAGACAAGCTGATTTTGATACGTTGATTATTCCAAATCTAAGTAGATTAAAATCACTGAATAATGGATTACCTTATGTTCTTTATTTTCCTCAAGATGACATAAAATATTCAATGAAAGGAAGCGACGATGGTCTTACGTCTAAAATACTTCAAGGGGTAATTGAAACTCAAACTGTTGTGGCAAAGGGACAGGAGATAGAAAGCTTCTCAATCAATTCACCTCAAAATTTTCTAATTGATAACTACTTAGTAGATGTGTATGTAAATGGAGAAAAATGGACTAGATACAATTCTATAATAGATATGCCTCGTGGAGCAAAAGGATACCTAGTTAAAACAGGTATTACTTCAGGTGTAGATGTTTATTTTGGAAATGAATCATTTGGAAAAATCCCAATAAAAGGATCGGAAATTAAAGTTCAATATCTAGTAAACAATGGTGCAGCTGGAAATATATCAACTGAACAAACATCTCAAGTAAAGTTTGAATGGTCAGATACAGGTTTTACTTTAACCGGAAGAGAAGTTGAATTAAATGAATATATTCAAATCAATACGGTTCACTCTCCTCAGTTTGGTGCAAACCCCGAAGATCAAAATCTAACCCGACTACTTGCTCCTAAAACTTCAAAAAGCTTTGCATTAGTTAATATTGATCATTATGAAGCTGTTCTTTCTAGATTAAAGATATTTTCAATTATTTCAGTTTTTCTAGATGAGCAGGATCGTAGACTACTAAACTTATTTCTAGTTCCAGATATTTCAAATCTATTTAATACGGGCCAGGATTACTTTAACGTAGACCCGGCTAAATTTAAACTAAGCAATTTTCGTAAAAATGAATTATTGAGATATCTAGATAAGTCTGGAACTAAATTAATTTCCACTGATGTTGATATAATAGATCCAATAATTAAAAAATATGTAATTAATGTTAGCATTATTGCATTTGATGATGTAGCTATAGAAATAATAAAACGAGATATTTACAATCAATTAGGAGATTATTTTATCAAAAACAAACGTAGAAAAAGAATTCCAAAGAGTGATTTAATTAGAATTTTGGAAGATGTTCCTGGCATAGATTCAGTATCAATTAATATTGTATCTCAAGAAAACGAAGCGGCTCAAATAGCAAAACCTGGATCCGCTGTCGTGGGTATCGATGAATTTAATGATATTATAATTAAAGACTTTGAATTAGCTATTATTCAAGGAGGATTTAAAGATCGTTATGGAAATGAGTATTCTCAAGGAATATCTGAAGAAGCGCTTGGATCAGTTAATATCCAAGTAAAAAATATTGTGCCTAGGCCACTAACCCTGTAAAATGACAAAGAATAGTATATTTAGAGCAGCATTCAATCGTAGACAACAGCTACTAAACACTGGCTACGATTATAAAGACAAACTCATGCAGAAAACCCTGTCAAATCAAATGTACGGTGTAAATGAAACCCTCGATACCTTCTTGGAAAATATAAATGAGGTTATGTATGAAAATGTTGAAGCAGTAAAGCAAATCAAGATATTTGCAAATCCTGCATTAGACAAATATGAAAGAAATATAAACTAATGCCTTCATGCTAAAAGATAAGGAAAATAAAAAAGCATTAAAAAATGAGATTGAATCATTATTGAGTGGAATAAATCATCAGGAATTTGATGACTTAAACGCTGATGATGAACTAGCCGAAGAAGTTAAACCTGAAAGTCCATATGACTTTGACGAAATGACTGAAGGATTTAATAGAAAGGCTCAAGAAATAACTGATTCACTATTTGAATACTATGTTGAACTAGGTATTCTAGAGGAAAATAATTATGTTAAGCTAAAAAAAGAAATGGACACAGTTAATATGTCCAATATCTTTTTTCAAATTAAAACCTTAAAAATAACCATTACTAAAATAATGGAGGAAATAACAACGGGAAATACCAATCCTCGTTTAATGGAGGTTTTTGGACAACTTCAAGACAAACTTAAAAGTCTAACTCAAACTCAAGCCAATCATTTACTATTTCTAGAAGAATCTTATAAAAAGATCAATGCTGAGGATCCTAAGAACGCAAATAATACTCTTAAAAACGCTAATAAAGAAGGGGAATTTTTCGTATCAGTTGGAACCAAAAACATGATAGAAAGTTTACCAGAAGCTCAAAAATATGAAATGGATACTGATTTAATAGATCCATCTAACAAAAATGAGCTAATGAAAGAGAAAAATATTGAAATTGAAGAAGAAAAGGATTCTGATTCAGATTTCATTGACGTAACCGAAATAATTTAGATTTATGCAAAATCCACTCTCGAGAGGAGGCGGTTTTACGTCTCTAAAGTTATCTAGTCTGAACTCAGAAGATGGGAATAACCACATTTGGAATTCTGAAAAGGTAAATTCAATTATTGAAAAGGTTGAAATAGAGGGGCTTGATATAAGGGGAATGCAGAATTCTCCATTCAAAGAAAACGACATTTTATTAAAGAGAGCAAACTTACCATTTGAATACACGCTTGAGGAAATAGAAGAACTTAAGAAATGCAAAACTGATCCAATGTATTTTGCCCTTAATTTTGCATTTATTAGAACCCATAAAGGAGACATGTTGGTCAAGGACGCAGGAGGTCTTAGAGATTTTCAAGAGCAGATTATCCAAAACATGCATAATAATAAGTTTAATATATTAATGGCTAGTCGTCAAATTGGTAAAACAGTGACTACTGCAATTTATATAGTGTGGTTTCTTCTATTTAACAAAGACAAGAACGTATTGATGGTCGCAGACAACATGTCGACCACTAAGGAGATCATGGAGAAACTTAGAATAGTACTTGATAATCTACCGTTCTTTATGAAACCTGGTATCTCTAAGATCAACGAGTCATCAATTAGATTAGACAATGATTGTAGGCTTGTACTAAGAACAACTACTAAGAAGTCTGGTATTGGTATGACTGTAAACTTTCTTTATATTGATGAGTTTGCGCATATCGCTGAATCTAATCTAGATAAATTTTATCGAGCTATTTTACCTACAATCACCGAAGATCCATTCGCAAAGGTGATGATTACATCTACCCCCAATGGTAGAAATAAATTTTGGGAAATATGGACAGCGGCAATAGACAGAGACAATGAATATTCGCCAATGAGAGTAGATTGGTGGCAAGTACCTGGCAGAGATGAAGAATGGAAGAAAAAAACAATAGCTAATTTTGGCACTGAAGCTGATTTCAATCAAGAATATGGATTACAATTCTTTAGCTCTGATCAATTATTACTCTCCTCAAACGATTTAAAGAAAATAGATAATTCCCAATCTATGTATGTAAATACTAAGTTAGATTTAGAAGAAGAGGATTACTATATTAATGATTATTTAACAGTTCATAAAAAATACGCAAATTATACAATAAGCGATTTTAAAAATGATCCATCCTTTTTTGTTTTCTCAATAGATACGGCAGATGGATTAGAGCAAGATTATTCAGTATTGAATATATTTAAAGTTGCAGCTTTGCCAATTAGAGAACTTCTTAAAAACAAGAACAGCATTAAGGAAGAATTAGACGCAATATCGCTTGTTCAAATAGGCAAATTTAGGTGCAATACATTAGACATAAATCATTTTGCAATTGCGTGTGAAAAAATAATCTATGACATCTTTAATCCTGAACAAGTTAGAATTGTACTAGAATTAAATCACAAAGGAGAAATTCTACATAATAGATTTGCAACAAATGATCAATATTGGTGGGGTCAAATGGTTCATACTAAGCATACCGATCTTTCTAAAAATATGAAAGCCGGTGTTAGGCTAGGTCCAACAAACAAACTTAAATATTGTGAAAAATTAAGATATTTTGTTTCTACAAACCGAATATTAATAACTGACTATGATACTTTTCTAGAATTATCATCATTTGGTAAATCCAAAGGAGGAAGTTACAGGTGCCAAAGTGGAAATGATGATCTTGCAATGACATCTGTTAACACCTCTCCATTCTTTGATTCCCCTCAGTTTTGGGAAATTGGAGGTGAAGTGTATGAAAAAACTTCTCAGGAATACAAAAATGAATTATATGAAAAAATACTAGACGTCAAATCTGAAAAACAGGCCTTTGATTTCGATAGATTGCAGGATATAACAAATCAACTTAACCCACAAGACTATAAACCTGGTAAAAAACAGAGCGTATTTGACCTAAACACTCTAAAAATTCTAAATCAAAATAATAAAAAGTTTTATAATAGGTAATTATTTGGTATAATATTAGTATATTAGACTACCAATATCTTGATTTATGAAAAGCATATTAATAAGTGAGCCCAATAAAACCCTTAAGAAATTCTTGGTAGAAAACAAAGATATTGTTTACTCTGCCGTTTTAGAATCAATTAATGAATCCTATCGTGATTCAAGTATAGACAAAATAGATATACTTGAGATTTCCAATAATGGAGAAAAAAGTTATATGACACTGGATAGAAAAAATTGGATTAGAGCCCTTGAGCAAGCAATTAATTTTTTTCAAATGCCAGACATTGAAGAGTATGAAAAGTGTTCTGAATGTTTGAGTATTATAGACTATCTGAAAAATAACTAAAAAAAAATAAAATTATCAACATGACTGGATTCGAAAAATTAAACAAAGAAATCAATGACAAAATACAAGAATTAGCAGAAATAATATACACAGGAGAATACACTACGCGACAATACAATGAATTAGCAACTTTACTTTATCCAAAACTCAAATACTTTGTTTGGAAATTTTGCAAAGATGAAATTCATACAGAAGACGCTTTACATTTTTCACTAGCAAAAATATTTAATAATATATGTAAATATAATCCTCAATCGGGTAGATTTACAACATGGGCATTTACTATCGCTAGAAATGAAACATTATATTATTTGGACAGAAAAAATGGAAAAATACCACACTATATTGAGATATCTTCACTATACATTGATAGTAAATATAATGATAATCTTTCATACATTGAAGAATCAACTAATCACCATGAAATAACTGACATATTTAACACAACTATTTCTGAAATATACAATCTAAAGGATGAATTACTTAAAAACATAGCTATTGATAAAATGGTAAATAATGAAAAGGTAAAAGAAATAGCTGAAAAATACAATATGCCTGAAAATACTGTTAAAACAAAATTACGAAAAGCCCGGTTTGAAATTAGAAAGTCGGTTCTTAAAAAGGATCCAGATATTAATCATAGACTATCTGAATCAATTGAAAATTTTAAAATAAAACAAAAATAATATGAAAAATCTATTGCGTAGTTTAGGACCTCTAAATATCATTAGGAGACTAATTCTTATGGTTAAGGAATTTTATTTTTTCTTTGTTTATAAAAAGTCATTAAAAAAGCTAGAACCCCGATTAAAAGAAAGAAATATTGTAAAATCTTCTAATTCGTCTTTAATTAAGTCAGTAAATCTAAAACCTGAAACTCTTCTTCTTGCTAATAAAGCAGAGGCAGATATGTCTGATGATGACAAAAATGAACTTAAAAAACTAGAATTAAGTTTTGTTTCTAAGGAAATTGCAAAACAAAATGACATATTTATTGAAGAAGGAGTTATTGAACTAATTAAAACTGAAGCCACTCGCGTTAAAACTAGTGACTATTATGGTTATTTAGTAGAAATATCTTTTAAATGGAAAGATGCAAAATTATATCAGGTATTAAGAGTTATTTTTCAACTTTCTCTTTGGATAGTTGGACTTTTACTAATTCCCTATAAAACAATATTTAACTATGTTGTTTCTTTATTTTAATAAATAATAAAAATAATAAAATTGCTATGAAACTAGTAGAATTAATTAAAAAATATAAAATCTATATACTTTCTTTTTTAGTATTGATCTTCTTTTTTAGATCTTGTGGAAAATCTAGAACAGTCACTAAGTTAGAAAAAAATCAAAAAACTAACACTGAATTGATTGATAGCTTAGAACAAACAATTATAGTAAAACAATCTGAGATAGATGCTTTTCCAGAGGTACTTAGAAAAGAAAAACTTGCTATACATTTAATGTATAATGATACAATTTCAAAGTTAGATAGAACCCCTCAAACAATGTGGTTGCAGAAAAACATAACTTTACCAAGTATCAAGCAACTTCAAAAATAATAGTCTACAATGATAAAGTGGATTAATTCAAATAAGGAAACCTTAATTAGAAATTCATTTTTACTTCCAATTCTATTGGTTGTAATTATGTCAATTAGCCACGTTGTAAGTTGGTATGATTTAGGAAACCCTATTAGTTGGGCAGTATATTTATCGATAGCAATTGAAGTATTTGCCCTTGCTTCTATTTCAGCGGCAAGTATTAAAACAAGTAAAACAGCCATTTGGATTTTATTTGGAATAGTTACTGCTATTCAGATAATTGGAAACATTTTCTATGAATTTAAGGATATTGATATGAATGGTGAAGGCTTTCAGTCCTGGATTCAATTAATAGATCCCTTCTTTATTGACTGGGAACCAATGGATCATCGAAGATTACTAGCAATAATTCAAGGAGGAACTCTACCGATTATGTCATTAACTGCCTTGCATTTCTATATTCAATTTAAAGAAAAACAAACTGAGAATGCCAGTTCTAAAGAAATAGAAGTACCAGAAAAAAATGATACTCCCTTATCTAGCCCAATTTCTAATGAGCCTGAGAATAGACCAACTGAACCTGCTAATTTTAAACAGCAGGAGTCAGAAACAAATTGGGATGAGTTATATGAAACTCTTAATAAAGAAAATTCTGAGAAACAAGAGCAGCGACAGTTATTAGCTGAAATGATGAAAAATGATGAAGATGCTGGCTTGTATGATACTGGAGATTTACTTAATAAGAATAAAAAAACAAAAGACAACCTAGGTGGCAAGAAAAATATAAATAAATCAAAGAACCTTACAGATATGCAAGTAAGTAAGGGTTCTTCTCGTCCACCTAAAAATTGGGGATGATAAAAAAATACTCGATGAATGTCTAATTTTTTTGGAGCATGTTCAACAATTCTAGTAAAGCCTTTGCTAACCCTCAAGGACCAGTGCTTTGTAGTTAGTGATCAGGATAAAATAACTGCTCAAATATGTCTAGATGATTTTGCCTATCCGGTTGATGGTAAGCAATGCATTAGTCTTGAGATACCAAAATCAATAGCTGGAGCTGAAGATGAATCACTTACCCTATTTGATAATAAAATTACCATTTCATCACCGGCTGAGGATTTAGATCCAAATAAGTCATATGTAAGAGGAATTATTTTAAAAGTTGAATATTCT